CTAAGACACATACACTAACATGGAATCATGATTGGATTTGGGAAAGCTGGGCAATAATTGAATAGAGGTTAATTTGGATTAATCAAATAATTTAATTATATTAATAAAAAGAATTACTATGGATAATACAAATATACAACTAGTAAGTGATACAATCGACCGCGCCGATATCGATAGTTTAATCGAATGGCTAAAACAAGATCCGATACCTAGATTAACAAAAGGAGAACTTACAGTTGAATTAGAAAAAAAATGGGCTAGTAAATTAGGAACAAAATATTCAGTATTTGTTAATTCAGGGTCATCAGCAATACTATTAACATTAGCAGCATTGAAACATGCATCTGGCTTAAAAAATAATAAAATTGTTATTCCTGCATTAAGTTGGGCTACAGATGTATCGTCGCCAATATTATTAGGATATGACCCAATACTATGTGATTGTAACTTAACTGATTTATCGTGTGATTTAGAACATCTAGAGACATTATTTAATAATGAATCACCTGCAGTATTAATACTAGTTTCTGTTTTAGGCCTAGTTCCACAAATGGATCAGATTATACAATTGTGCAATAAATATGATGTTATTTTATTAGAAGATGTATGTGAAAGTATGGGTTCTAAGTTTAATGATAAATATTTAGGTACCTTTGGGCTAGCTTCATTTTTTTCAATGTATTTTGGCCATCATTTAAGTACAATTGAAGGTGGATTTATTAATACCAACGACGAAGATTTATATTATGCTTTGGTGATGATGCGTAGTCATGGCTGGGCAAGAGATTTGCCAGAACATAAACAAACTGAATTCAAAGAAAAATATAATTTAACTCATTTTGATAATTTATATAATTTTTACTTACCCGGAATGAATCTTAGGTCGACAGATTTACAAGCTCATATAGGTATTAGATCGATTGATAAACTAGATAAATATTCTATTACACGCAATGCAAACTTTAATTATTATGTATCTAACATTAAAAATACCGATTTAGATATACATATATCTACTAGAAATTTTATATCAAATTTTGCAATGCCAATTGTATGTAAAAATAAAGATACAATTGTAAATACATTGGCTAAACATAATATCGAATGTCGTCCATTAATAGCAGGAAACTTAGCTAATAAACCATTTTGGTATGAACAATTCCCAAAACCAAAACTAAAAAATTGTGAACTAATAGACCAATACGGATTTTATATTCCAAATCACCAAAATTTAACTAACATCGATTTAGATCGAATAATACAAATAATTAATAATGATTAAAAAAGCATTAATAACAGGAATTAACGGCCAAGATGGATCGTATTTAGCTGAATTATTATTATCTAAAGGATATGAAGTAACGGGCACATTAAAACGAAATTCAGTAGCAGAAAATCAAACATTTCGATTAGATTCAGTATTCGATTGCATACAATTGGAATATGCAGATTTAACTGATATGGCTTCATTAGTAAGAGTTATCACAAAAGTTATGCCCGATGAAGTATATAATTTAGCAGCACAATCACACGTAGGTATATCATTCGATCAACCAGTATATACCGCACAAGCAACTGGAGTTGGAACATTAAATTTATTAGAAGCTATTCGATTGATAAAACTAGATACTAAAATATACCAAGCATCTTCTTCTGAAATGTTTGGCAATAATATAGATAGCGACGGATATCAGCGAGAAACAACTTCCATGCATCCGGTATCTCCATATGGCTGTGCAAAAGTATATGCTTATAACATATGTAGGAATTACCGACATTCATATAATATGTTTATTTCAAATGGGATATTATTTAATCATGAATCACCTAGACGTGGCACTAACTTTGTGACTAATAAAGTTTGTAAAGAAGCAGTTAGAATTAAATTGGGACTATCTGATAAACTAAAATTAGGTAATCTAGATGCAACTAGAGATTGGGGCCACGCAAAAGATTATGTAGAAGCTATGTGGTCAATGTTACAAATGGATGAACCTGATGATTATGTTTGTGCTACTGGTATATCTCACTCAGTAAAAGATTTATGTAATTATGTGTTTTCATATCTAGATCTAGATTGGAAAGATTATGTAATCACTGATAATCGATATTTACGTCCAGAGGAACTACATAATCTTAAGGGAGATCCAACTAAATTAATACAAAAAATTGGTTGGACACACACATACACGTTTGAAACACTGTTAGATGAAATGATAGAATATTGGTTAACTACGTATAACAAAGGCCTTTAATGATACCTACATACATAATAAATTTAAAAGAACGAGTTGATAGAAAATCATATATTCTCGAAGAAATAAAAAAACTCCCGGGACTATCATATGAAATTGTCGAGGCAATTCGTGATGAAACAAATACATGTTTTGCATCGCATATTAAATGCATACAACAAGCTAAAGATAATAGTTTACCATATGTATTAATTTTAGAAGATGATGCCATGTTTACAGATGATTCCATTGCAGTATTTAATTCAGCATTTTCTAAAATTCATTCACAACAATGGGATATGTTATATCTAGGCGCGAACTTAAATTCTCCAGCGTATAGTATTACTTCGTCACTACTTAAATTATCAGGCGCATATACAACACACGCATACATGGTTCATGAACGATTTTATGATACTATTTTAAATTTGAAATTAGATTTTGAAATAGATGTGTGTTATTCAAAATTAATGAATAAAAATAACGTATATATGTGTGATCCAATAATTGCATATCAACTACCATCACATTCCGATATACAACACGGATTCAGAGATTATAATTCAGCAATACATAATAACTATTTAAAACATAAAAAACTAATATGAATAAAGAATTAGAACAAACGTTTACTACTATATATAGTACGAGAGCATGGCATAGTAAAGAAAGTATTTCCGGTAATGGGTCAGAATTAATTCAAACCAAACAAATTATCGAGGAACTACCTTTTTTATTTAAAAAATACAATATTCAGTCTGTATTGGATATTCCGTGTGGCGATTATAATTGGATGCGCTACGTTGACAAAACTAATATTAAATATATTGGAGCTGACATAGTAGAAGAATTAATAAATTCAAATACTGCGAAATACCCAGATGTTAACTTTATGCATTTAGATTTAACAAAATCTGAGTTACCAACCGTTGATTTAATATTAGCCCGGGACGTATTTGTGCATATGACATATGAAACAATTGTAAGTGCATTAGAAAATATTATTAAAAGTGGAGCTAAATATTTATTAACAACATCATTTACTGGCTTAAATCTAAATACTGATTTGCATCAAAATGGTGATTGGAGATGTTTGAACTTACTAGCAGCCCCATTTAGATTTAAACCAGTATATTTGATTAATGAAGATTGTACCGAAGGAGTTGACAATCAACATAATGATAAATGTTTGATATTATTTGAAGTTTCTGGATTATATATTGGAAGTTAATATGAAAATACTCTTAGCATGTATCAATGCCAATGGATGTGGTGGCAGCGAAATGTATCATTACGAATTAGCTCGAGAATTAGATCAATCCGGACATGATGTGACATTATTTACATTACGTCAAATTGATTGGACAGATCAAGTTCGATTAAAATTAAAACATATAAGACAATTGGATACTACAAATTTGGATACTACTGAGAATTTTGATATAATAGTAGCAAGTCAGCCAGAAGTCAATTTGTTTGTATTGGAACACTTTAAAGAAACGCCGATTGTTAGTATTATACATTCAGAAATTAGATCTGAGGATCCAATATTGAATCCTAGGATATTACATTACATTGCAATTAGAAAACCAATATTGGATATGCTGATTAATGAATATAAAATTCCAGCAAATAAAGTAAGTTTAATTTATAATCCAATTGATCAGAATAGATTTAATTCAGCTGAAACTAAAAAGTTGGAACGACATTCTGGAATATTTGTTGGGGAAGTATTAGATCCAATAAGATTTAATGCAGTTCAACATATTGTACAACAATGTGTAAAAAATGATTGGGATTTATACTTAATGAGTGAAAGTAGATTTAATTTCAATCACCCTAATATTAAATACGTAGATAAACGTTGGGATACTGAAAACTTTGTTCAAATGATGAATTTTACTGCAGGAATTTTATTAGGACGAACTACATTGGAAGGTTGGTGTTGTGACGTTCTTGGCTACATGTATATTATTGATATACATGGCGCCATTCATTCAATTGAAACTGACGCACCTATTAATATCAAACAACTTTGCAATAGTACATATGTTGCTGCAAAACATGTTGAATTATATAAATCTATTATAGATACAATATGAAACATTGCATTATTTTACATTTGTATTATCAGGATCTTTGGCCTGAATTCAAAGAAAAACTGATTCCGATAATAAACAAAAATATAGATTTATATGTATCGGTAACTACTTTAGAATCCAAATTTATATCAGATATAGAAACATATGCAACCAAAGTTTTTTTAGTAGAAAATCGAGGAGCAGATATTGGACCATTTATTTTTGTATATGACAAAATAAAACATAATGATTATGCTACTTATTTAAAATTGCATGGAAAAAAAACAATGCATAATCCAAAATTCGGAAAAGCATGGCGACAGGAATTATATTTTGGAATCGTAGATCATTATGAAACTATTCTTAAACACGTATCGACGATATTGGGTCATTGGATGTTAGGAAATGGATATCATTTAATGGATATGAATAGTGAATCTAATGATCATATTAATAGAATTCAATCATTAGAATTCATAAAACAAGCAGCAGCATATTTAAACGTTACATATGAGGGAGCATTTTTTGCTGGGACAATGTGGCTAACAAATAAAGAATATCTAGAAAAATTGTTTGATAATATCAATTTAGATGACTTATATAAACAATTTCAACCAGGTCATTTAACAAATTCTCTTGCACATGGAATGGAACGAGTACTTTGTTATGGTGTTGAACATCATGGCGGTCAATATATTAAAATCGGAAATTAACTTATGTCAAACATTTCACTCTTAGTAGGCCTTAAAAATAATTTAGACTACAATAAGAATTTTTATCAAACAACCCGAGAACTTTATCCAGAAGTTGAATTGTGTTTTGTAAGTTTTGGATCAACAGATGGGACTCATGAATGGTTAGAAACATTAGCAGACAACAATGTTAAGTATTTTTATTCAGAAGAACAAAAAACATTTTCTGATACATTTAATAAGGCAGCAGAATTAGCAACAAAGGATTATGTAGCATATCTTCACAATGATATTGTGCTAGCACCTAGATTCCTAGAAAACTTGGAAAAACATGTAGCACCAACCAATGTAGTGTCATATACCACAATAGAACCGCCTATATTCGCAGATCATGAGCGCCCTGGTAAATTGATTCATGATTTAGGTTCATCGTTAGAGACGTTTGATACGGGGGCTTTATATGAATATGTAAAACATAAAGAATTAGAATATTCCAATAAAACAGAACCTGGAATTACGTTTTTTATGTGTATGCCTCGCATTGCATTATTAGATATAGGCGGAATGGATAATTTATTCAATCCAATGTTTTGCGAAGATGATGATTTGATTCGCCGTTGGAAATTGCTAGGGATGACATGTTTTACGACACTAGATGCAATATGTTATCACTTTGTAAGTAAAACGTCTAGATTTTCAGAAGAATATCAAAACAGAACTCAACAAATAGAAATTGCATCTAATAGAAATTATATTAGAAAATGGGGAACTAAATCTAACGCTCCTAAATATAACATTGCATTTCAAGTTACAAATTGTAATATAAATTTATTACAAACATTGGAGCCATGGTGTGATCGAATCTATATAGACGATGCAATGCAAGTATTAACTGATTCATACATTGAAACAGAACAACCAAATACCAAATTTGATTTAACTAAACGTGTATTTTGTATTGGATATAACGATCCTGCAGGAGAAAATGATATAGTTGTGGCAATTGATGGAAACACCTTTACGCAAACAGATTTTCAATACATACAACAACTATCAGAAATACTGCAAGACTCCGGGCAACCAGGAACATTTCGATTAGGAAATTGTCAAATAACAATTGTTAGTTTAATTGCTATGGAATCTGAATTAATTGTATGTAATCGCGGAATTTAATCCAAATATTTTTCAATAAAATTATAGTCCTTGTTATTTGATATTGTCCCATATTTATCTTAAAGGGCAATATGAACAATCTATTAAATGACGAGTCAGGCAACGCATCATCAAAACGAATATCCGGTTTACTATGTGTTATTTTTTTAAATGTTACATTGTTAGCTAATTCATTTTCACACGGCGACATAAAACCATCAGACATACTAGTGCAAACCGTTGGTATGTTGGCGTTTGGCTGTTTAGGATTAACAAGTTTAGACAAATACACAAAAAATAAGATTAACAAATAGTTTAGATGGATGATTTAGGAAAATTTATACCGTTATTTATTGGCGGAGGATGGATTGTATTAGTGATCGGAGCTGCAGGAATGTTGGCCCGAGTCGCTACAAGCAAAAATCCCGAAGAGAAAACAATCTTACAAATTATTAATAACATGGTCGCTGCCATGTTAGCATCTTTGATATCATGGTTTATCCTAGAACAGTTTGAAATTGCAGCTATATGGAAAGCATTAGTTTACGGTTTAGTAGGATTAAATTCTCCAGAATTATTATCTGGTATTATTAAAATATCAACCAAATTTTCAGAAAATCCAGGTGAATTTATTTCAAATGCGAGAGCAGGCAAGATTACATCAATAAAAAAAGCGCCAACTAGAACAACTAGAAAGCCTACAACAAGAAAAACAAAATGAAACAAACAACGTTAATGGTTATTTTAACTGGTATTATTATTGTTATAGCCAGTTTCGGAAAATATGTCGAGTCTAATATCACTACATCAGCAACAAGTATATTAGAGAATCGATTAAAGCCTGTCCCGGCGCTATCTCGCATTTTTGACTATTACGGCACGACTGTACAAGATGCAATAACAACTTCCAATATTAACATACAAAACATTCAACAGCATCGCGACGCTATACTTGAAGAGAAAATAAAAAGAGATACTTTATGGAATCAATACACCAACACATATTTAGTAGATTCGGAATCTAAAATGGTTGATAAAGTTAAAATTGAAATGAATGAATTGGATAATACTATTGATTTTATCCTAACATCACCCGATACAATAAAAGTAAAATCAATTATAACTTCAGATAGATTCAACGCTGATATGAATACAACCATGAATGATATAAATTGGCTACTTGATTTACAAACTCAAGTTGGACAAGAAGAGACAATGAAAATGATAGCGTTACTAGAAAGATTCTCTCATTTTATGGTTGGGGCAATTGCTTTAGCATTTATAATGCTTGGTTCTATAATATACCCAAAAATATTTAATAAAGAAAAATTACCTATTAAGCCAGTTAGAAGAACAAAAACAACACCGGCTAAAAAATCAACAACCCGCAAACCAGTTGCAAAAAAACCTGCAGCTAAACCTAGAAAAGCATAATGAAAAAACTAATCACAATCTTATTTTTATGTTTTAGCACAGTTGCTATTGCACAGGCATCCTACTACGTAATGGTTGCCCCAAATGTTGCATTTGATACAAAAGTTAGTGATCCAAAAAACTTATTGGGTGCTACTGTTGAGATAGGTAAATATTTTGGAGATATTGCTGTTGGTATTAATACTGGTCTATTTTCTTTAGACATAAAAGATTTGTATTCAGAGTTAATGATTACATCTCCTATATATGGCCCATTTTCAGTTTCTGTTGCTGGTGGTTGGTTTTTTTATAAAAAAGATATTACCATGGAATATGATATTAATTATAATTTTCCAAGAATAAAAGGATATACTCCAGTATTTTCATATTCTTTACAAACTGCGTTTGGCACTTCGTATAAATCATTTTCAATTGGCATTAACAAAGATTTTTAACAAAAAAATTAAAAAAGATATTTATAATAAATTAGAAACCAATTAAAAAGAAAGCACCAATAAAAAAATGAGCCTTAAGGAACAAAGATTACAAGAATTAACTAACATTGCTCCAACAGTATCAGTCAAAATGGATATGGAGTGGTTAGGTGCAACAACAAACACTGCAGACTTTCAGATACGTTTAACAAGCACTGGTACAACAGCAGTTAAATTCAACGCATTGATTATTCGTGGAGTTCATTCTCCAAAGATAACAACAGGAACAATAACTTGGAAAGCATTAAATGAAAATGCGCATTCGTTATTGTTAGGCTGGCCTAATAAAGGAACTACTAATTTACCATATATCTCAGGTGCAAGAAAATTAAACTTCTCTTCAGCAACAAACATCTTTACCAATGAAACAGCTCCTATTATACCAACTGGAGATGGGGCAGTTATGGGTACATTTAGAGTTTCAACATCAACAACATGGAACCCAAATACCGATTTTGGTTTTGTATGGGAAATGACAACAGGTGGAGTTGTTGGTTATGTAAATTTTGACAAACCGTCTTCAACTACATCACTACCAGTTGGGTTTTTACATTACGGACCAATAACAAATACAGCAATAGGAAAATGTTTAACAGTAACAGCACCAAGTGCACAAATATTAAATAAATAAAATAAAATGGCAAAGTACACAAAAGAACAAGTAGAAGCAGCAGTAAAATCAAAAGGATATGTTTGGTTTGAAGGAGCAAAAGATTATGACGTAAACATCGTAGGTGTTAGAAACGCAGCAACTGGACAAACAGTAACAAATGTATTTGATGACGTTATTACAGTATCCTATAAAGTAGGAGGTGAATGGCAATACAAAGAATGGACAAACACAACTGACCCAGGTAAAAAAGGTGTTCAACAATTCCACAATGCAAAAGGAGTTGCACGTTTAGTAGAAGGCCAATACAGAGGATCTCATACAATTAGATTACATCAAGGAAAATACGAGGCTTTAGGTCAAGCAAAAAACGTTAAAGTATATCGTGATGCTAATAAAGATTTAAAGTTTGATGAAACAAAAATTGATGAAGGTGTATTTGGAATCAACATCCACAAAGCAGGAGTTGATTCTACTTATGTAGAAAATTGGTCAGAAGGATGTCAAGTATTTAAAAGATCTAAAGACTTTGAAGAGTTTATGACAATTTGTCGCAAAGCAAAAGACATTCACGGAAATTCATTCACATATACATTAATTGAGTCAACGGATATCATATGAAAACATCAGCACTAGCATTTACATTATCAATATCAACAACCATGTCATTTATTTGCACATACTTTTTTAATTTAACAATGACATATTCAGAACAATATTTGGCATTAATTGCCGTAGTTTTTTTAGATGGGTTTTTTGGTGTAATTGCTGGAGCTAAACGTGAAGGATTCAAAACATTTAAAGCATTAAGTGTTATTCGAACAGCAGCTGTTTGGTGCATGTTTTTAACTGTAATCTTATTGGTTGAACAAGGGTTTAAAGGCACCACGTGGTTAAGTGAAACAATACTAATACCATTTGTTATTTTCCAATTAATTAGTGCATTAAAAAATGCATCAATGTGCGGTTTTATTAAAGCCGACGTGTTAAATCAAATTCTAGATCGCATCGACAATCATAAAGGTATTCGATAAACGGTTTTAATCTTTGAAACAACAACATAATTCATTATATTATAATATGAATTATCGATACATTGTAATGTCATATCTCATGTTTATGTTTGGACAAGCAATAGTTTGGATACAAACAAATGGGCCTATCATATGGCCATGGGCAAGACAATATAAATTTCCATTAATGCTCTTAGGAGTCCCCATTACCTGGTTATTCATGGAGGCAACTAGCCTAGTTGTACAAGGATTTAATGGAGAATTCTGGCCCGGTAGATTCATGTCATTTACGGCAGGGATCATTATTTTTACGGCTATGACTTACTTATTTAAATCAGAAGGTATTAATATTAAGACTACAATCTCACTTGCATTAGCATTTGCACTTATATTAGTGCAACTCTTTTGGAAATCCTGATATTTATATTAAAAGAAATTAATATGAATAGATCGTTCATTAAACAAATTGTTTTAAATGAAATATATAATGTTCAACAATCACAAATAGTGTTGTTAGAATCAGTATCATCTTGGCCCGAAATACAAAAAATATTTGCATCAAATAATATTAGCCCATGGACTTTTAGGGGACTAGAAGCATATTCGTACGATGATGCTATATTAGGACGATTAGCTATATATAGTGATGGAAATGCAGACATAAAAGCTACAAATAAGACTGTACCATGGGAGTTCAAAAATAATTCAATTTATATAGATGGACAACCAATCAAAATAGAGCAAATTACACAATCAATTCAAAAAATAAAAGATACACAAAAAACTCGTGCAGCACAAAAAGCTCAAGGCAAAGCTATTCAATATAACAAGCTAGAAACTATTGATAAAATACAAACAGCATTAGATTGGTTAGGATTTATTCCTGGTTATGGTGATATCTTAGATGCAATCAATGCAATCATGTATTTTGCTCGTGGAAAGTATTTAGATGGCGCACTTTCATTGGTAGCAATTATTCCAGTAATAGGATCAGGCATTAAACTTGGACTTAAAGGAACAATAGATGCTGCCGGAGGCACGTTTACGGCTGCTAGGATTTGGAAAAAAGCTGCAAAAGGAAATACAACTGAATTAGTTGATTTTTATAAATTAGCTATTCAATCAGGAAAACTAAATAAAATACAATTACAAGCAATTGCTAAGAAAGGCGATGCTGTTGCGCAGCTGCTTCTTAAAGGTAAACGCGCATTAAAAAACTATGCTCCTGGCACATCCATGGATGCTGTAATGAAACAAATAGATGAAATATCAGCATTAATTCGTAATACAACAAGCGTACCAATTAAGCAATCAATGCTTTCAAAAATAAGAGCTGCAATTAAAGCATCTAAAATTGCTAGCAAAACTGCCGGTGCTGGTAAACTTGCATTTAAACTAGGCGCAAATGCAGTAACTTTTGGTGGATATGGAATTGCCGTTAATTTGATTAAAAAATTAGGTATTGGCAAACGCGAAATGATGTATCTTAAAGATGCAATGGATTTTAGATTCATGAAAAAGATTACCTCTAATTCAACATTAACTACAGCAATGTTTAAATCAAACAAAAAACTTACAGCTCGCGAGTTAGCTTCTTTAGGAATTCCTCCATGGATTTATGCTAGGCCAACCAAAGAAATGTATAACTGGTTTAATACATTACAAAAAACTAATCCACTGAAATGGAAACAAATTAGTAATACGATTGGAAAACAGTCAGCTGATGCAAATAATCCATATTATGCAAAATTTGTTGAGAATGCATTTTCACAAGCATCTAACATATTTAGACCCGGCACGGTTTTGAAAGCAGGTTATCCAGAAATGTTTGCAAAGGTATTTAAATTGGATTCATATCGATTATCTAATCCTAAAAATTTAGATATTGTAAAAAATGAAATTGAAGATTTAGCAGAGAAGTTAGGTCTAGACCCGCAAGATGATCCACAAGCTGTAATAATGCCTGCCATCTTTATGGTGTTCAATAAATTTTTGATAGAGTCAAAAGAAGCTGTTATGGGAACTGCAATAGGAGGCGCAGCTATATCAGCATTAGGCGGCGAAGATTCAACATCAAATGCAGAAACAAGTATACCAGGCGGTACGGTAGTTGATACGTCTTTAGAGAATTCAATTGAAACTGAATTTAAACAAGCACCAGGAACAACTACAGAAAAATTGCAAACGCTAGTAGATAAAGGATTTGAAGAAGCTCAAATATATGCGTTAAAAAAGGCATTGGATATAGAATGATAACAGAATATGAATCACAACATGAATTGAATCCATCTCTTTGGATAGGACATGAATTACGTCCTAAGGTTCGTATTGGTCTTATAAAAATAGCAAAAGCATTCTATGATTTTTTAGAAGTTGATGTTGATATATTAGATGTTATTTTAATTGGTAGCAATGCTAATTATAATTGGACACGGTGGAGTGACATTGATTTACATGTTGTAATTAATTATATGAATGTCGGCGACAATATGCATATTGTAAGTAATTACATGCACGCTAAAAAAAGTGTATGGAACGTAAATTATCCATTACAATATCAGGGAATGAATATTGAATTGTATGCACAAGATTCAAATCAAGAACTTCATTCATCAGTAGGAATATTTTCGCTTATGAACAACAAATGGTTGAATCAACCAAATGCAGAACAAATTTCAATTGATGATGCGGCTATTCAAAATAAAACAGAACCATATGAATTTGAAATTGATTCTTTAAAAGA